GACCGGCCGGAGCCAGGCGTCCATCACCAAAGAGTATGAAGATCTCCTTCTGACCGCTCAGCGTAAAATGAACCAGCAAATTTTGGACATGCGCGAAGGACTGCTTAGCTCAGCGATGGGTGAAGACGAAGCGAGCAGAATGCTTGGCATTCCGACACCGCTTGGGCTGCGTGAGCGCTTGAGCGCTCTGCGTCAGTTGGTGATCGACGCGCGCGCCAACATGGTCAACGATAACATTCCAGATCTCAACATGGGTCCGGATATCGAGAACATGGAAGCAAAGGTCGCACGCGGCCAGAAGATCCTTGATGACCTCGTTGTGGAGATTGCCGGTATGCGTTCGGAGCTGGAAGGCTCTGACGGTGCTATGGCGCAGTTGATGACACGTATCGAGCGTGGCGATTTCGGTTCTATCGAAGATGGTGGCGATACCGTTCGTGACCTGACCGATGCGCTCATTGAAGCGACTGCTCAAAAAGAAATCATGGACGCCATGATGAAAGGTCAGAAGGATCTGGAAGAAGATCTGGAAGATCGATATCAGGATCTGCTCGAAGAGCGGCTTGAGCTTCTCAATGAGATTGCCGGCACTGAAATGAACGGCACCGAAACGATCATTCAAAGGCTCGCAGATGGCGGCTACGAGACGATGGGTTCGGCTGAACGTATTCGCGAAGCTCTAAGGTCGGCCGTCGGCATCACGAACATTCAAGGTGCAGCGATGAACTCGCTGGCCGATGTGATGCAAGAGAACACGTTCGGTGATCCAACCATTGCGCGTATCGATGCTGTCACAAGCGCTATGGGTAGCATGCTGGGCATGACCGGCCAGGTCAAAGGCGCTATGGCCGATCTTTCGATGGGTATCTTTAGCGACGGCTCGTTCGGTGGTGCTGGCTCGGCCGTGCCGATGACCGAAAGCGACCTCATTCTGCTCGCCAAGACTATTCAAGCTGAAGCTGGTGGCGAAAGCGCCGATGGTATGCTGGCTGTTGGCTCTGTGATTGCGAACCGCGCACGCAACGGCAATTACGGTCAAGGTATCAGTGGCACGATCATGAAACCCGGGCAGTTCTCTGCTTGGAACGGCGTCACAGGCTATGCGAATGGCGAAGGCGCGCTTGATATGGCGAACATGACGCCAAGCGCGGAAGCAATGGCTGCTGCGCGCAAGATCATGTATGGAAATTACTCAGATCCAACCGGTGGCGCGCTGAATTATTACGCGCCTGGCACCGTCGAGCCTTCTTGGGGCTCAAGTGCTGGCGGCGAATGGCAGAATATCGGCAATCACCGGTTCGGCAATGCAGAAGGTAGTCCTGGCGCCAGCTCATCGGCACCGCGTTACGACAACGCCGGCATGGATGCGATGATTGAAGAATTTGTGGGCATGCAAGTGGCCGCCCAAACCTCAATCGTCGATGCCGCAATGTTGCTCAACGGGCCTCTTGAGAGCGAAGTTGCCGGTTTGCAGGACACACTCGCAATCAAGGACGAGTTGACCTCTCTGGCGGCTGATATCGCGACCGCACGTCAAGCGGATGGTGGCTCTAACCTGCAAGCGCTGATCAATCTCATCGAAGCCGGTGATGTTGCCAGCTCGCGCGATGCGGAAAACCAGATGTATGCCGGTTTGATCGCTAAGGCTAAAGAGTTGGACGCTGTCGAAGCTGAGATGGATCTTAAGAAGGATGCGCGCACTGACGCCGATCGTCAGCGCCTGAAGCTTGAGGAAGATCGTGTCGAGATTGCGCGGAAGCTCGTAGAGGAAACTGCACGTATGCAGGATCCAAACTACGAAGGTGACACAAATGCGCTGATCCAGCTTAACACTGAACTGACCAAATACGTCGAAAACGTCCGTGTGGCATTCGGCGAGGATAGTCCTGAGTTCGCAAACGCTGTGGCTCAGAAAGCCGCTGCTATTCAGCAGAACCGTCAGCTCGAAGCAACATCGCGCGCCGCAGACATGGCCGCTGAGCGTCAGGATATGGAACGCGGATTGCTAAGTAAGCGTCAGCAGCGCCAGCTTGAGTTTCAGGATCGCATCGCCGGTGTTGACGCGTGGATGGATCGGGCGCGTCAAGCTGGTTTGGCTGAAGTTGAGATCGTGCGTCAAGCTGAAGCGCAGAAGGCTGCTATTCGTGGTGAATATTCTGCCGCTATGAACCCTATGATCGGGCAGATGGCAGAGTGGCGCGATTTTCAGGGCGCTCTGATCACACAGTCAACGAACTGGACATCGAACCTTAGCTCTGGCCTCGCTGGTGTTGTGCGTGGCACGAACACAGCAAGCGCCGCTCTTTCTAGTTTGATCAACAACGTGCTTGACGGTCTGGCTGATATTGCCGTGAAGGGTATGATGGCTGGATTTTCGGACATCGCGAAGGGCGCGAAGGGCGGCACAAACATTCTCACATCCTTCATTGGTGGTATGATGGGTGTTCCTGTCGCACACACCGGCGGCATCGTCGGTCAAACAAGGCTCACAACACGCATGGTATCGCCAAGTCTGTTTAATGGCGCACCTAAGTTTCACGGCGGCGGTATTGTCGGTGGTCCAAAGCTTGGTATCGGCGAAGTGCCTGTGATCACCAAAAAAGGCGAAGGTATCTTCACGACCGAGCAGATGTCTTCTTTGGGCGGTCAAATGGGCGGCAACAATCAAGCGATCTCCATCAACGCACCTGTCACGGTTAATGGGTCCGCTGGCACACCGGATCAGAACGACGATCTCGCGCGCAAGATGGCACGCGAAATGGAAAGCACAATGCGCGGTGCTGTAACGAGTGAACTACGGCGCCAGCTTAAGCCTGGCAACATGCTTAACAATGGGAAACGATAATGCCGCTGATTACATTTAGCCCTTCAATTGCACCGTCACCGGGCAACATGTCAAAACCCGAGGTGTCGCTCTTTAAGGCGGAGTTTGGCGATGGCTATACACAATCCGGCCCACGCGGCTTGAACCATATTCGTGAGCAGATTGATCTCAAGTGGGATGGTATCACACTGTTGCAAAAGCAAGAGCTGGATGCCTTCTTTAGAGAACGCGGCGGTTACAAGCCGTTCAGTTATCAGCCGTATGGATACTCTGCCTCGTTGAATTGGATATGTGTAGAGAGGAGTTCCAGCAGCAAGTCCCCGTTCACCTTTACGGCCAAGTTTAAACAGGACTTTTCCTTGGCATCTTAATGTGCTTGATATTAGGTCAGTGCTGACTTATTCTTGGTAAATCTGAGGGGATATTATGTCCGGACATTTAGCTGAAATTCAAAGACTCGACCCAGGCGCAATTATTGCGCTTTTCTCCATCGATTGTTCGCCAATCGGTGGCACAATTCTGCGCTTTGTGAAGGGATCTGAGTCTAACGGACCAGTTTTCTATCAGGGTTTGGAATATACGCCGATCGATATTCAATTCGAAGGTCTGGAGACATCAGGGCAGGGTTCTTTACCGACACCAACGATTAGCATTGCTAACTCTGACTTTGCGCAGGGCGGTATCATCCAAGCGACGGTCAATAGTTTTGGCGACCTGAACGGGTGTATCGTCACACGTATTCGGGTGTCAGAGCGTTTTCTTGATGGTCGGCCTGACGCTGATGCAGATGCATACTTTGGCCCTGATATTTATGCAGTCGAGCAGAAAACATCCGACACGCCGGAAGAGATCACATGGGAGCTGTCCGCAGCGATCGACCAAGCTGGTCGTATGATTCCTGGTCGCGCCGCTGTTCGTGACACATGCATTTGGCGATACCGTGTCTGGGATGCTGGCGTGGGGGCTTTCAATTATGACAAAGCTCAATGCCCATACACCGGCGGGAACCTCTTTGATGAGCTAGATCAGCCAGTGTTCAACCAGTCAGAAGACAAGCCTTCTCGGTCTACGAAATGCTGCAAGCTGCGTTTTGGCGCGGATCAAGCGCTTCCGTTTGGTGGATTTCCTGGCATGGGTAGAGTTCGGTAATGAGCGAAGATTTCAAACAGGCATACAACGACGCTAAGCAACACGCGCGAAAAGTCTTCCCGGTCGAAAGCTGCGGATTGATCGTAGATGGCATCTATGTTCCGTGTGAAAACAAGTCGGCCGATCCCTCCACCCACAAAGACGATCCAGATTGCAATTGTCAGCTTTGCTCGTTCCGGATCGATAGCAAGGTTATCGTGAAGCACCACGGTCACATTGACGTAATTGTTCACTCTCACCCAAACGGTCCGCTCTTCCCGTCACTTGTTGATGCGCAGCAGCAGAGGATCACTGGCTTGAAGTGGGCAATAATTCCGCTTGATGAGGATCGCATGGGTGATCCTGTCGTTTGGGGTGGTGATACAGATATAGCCCCGGTCATTGGTCGTAAGTTTATGCACTTCACCTCTGACTGCTACACGCTAATCCGCGACTGTTATCGTCTGGGTGCAGATGCTTTGCTTGAGCAGGGTATCACCGAATGGCCATTTCAAAAGATCGACCTTCCTGACTTTCCTCGCGACGACGCTTGGTGGGAGAAAGAGGCCGACTTTTACAACACGGAGCCTTCCAAGATCGGCTTTCGCGAGATCGCTAAATCTGAAGCTAAGCCAGGCGATGTTTTCCTAATGTCGATCCGCTCAGAAAAGATGAACCACGGCGGCTTATTGGTCGGCCAAGGGCTTATATTGCACCACTTACCTACGCGTATGTCGCGCCGCGAACCTGCTGCTCTCTGGGCGCGTCAAGCAAAACGATGGCTACGTTGGACAGGAGAAGCTGAAAATGCGTGACGTTTACCTTCACGGAACCCTTGGCGCAAAGTATGGCGAGAAGTTTCAGTTCGAGGTTGATACCGTCGTTGATGCTGTTCGTGCGATGACGGCCAACTTTCCCGAGTTTATCATCGATCTACGAGAGGGCTCTTACAATATTGTCCGCGGTGAAGATATCGATACGGGAATGTGTCTGGACGAAGAGCAGATAGCGGGTATGCGCCTTGGTTCAGCTCCTCTGCATATTCTTCCAGTTGTCGCTGGCTCAAAGAACGGCGGCGCGATGAAGGCTGTCGTTGGTATTGGCTTGATCGCCATGTCGATGGGAACATTCGGTATGGCAGGCTTTTTAGCCTCTCCTATGATGGGTGTCGCAGGTGCGACGACATACGGCGGCATGGCCGGCATGATGGGTCTCTCAATGGCTGTAGCGGGTGTGTCTGGCATGCTCGCTCCCGAACCTACCGGTCAAGAAGCGGTTGAAAGCTCGTTTTTGCTCTCAGGCGTTATGGGTTTGGCTCCTGAAGGGACCGCAATTCCGCTCGTTTACGGTCAAGAGATCCTCGTGAAAGGCATGACAGTGTCCGCGCTGGTTAATATCGATCGGATCGACAGAGCCGGTAACACTACTACACCATTTGAAACGAACAAACTGCGTCTAACCGAGATCTTCGGTTCATCCGCTGTGACAGGATAGAAAATGACAATTCAAGATATTTCTGGTCGCGGCGGCGGTAAGAAGGGCGGCGGTAGTGGAACAAACGCGGCGAACACGCTGCGCAGTAAAGCTCGGGCAAGCATCATCGATGTCATTTCGGAGGGTCCAATTGGTGGCCTGGTTGACGGTGCGAAGTCGATCTTTATTGGCGAGACGCCTGTTCAGAACCAATCCGGATCTTACAACTTTAACGAAGTCAGCTGGGAAGAACATAAAGGCTATGCGGATGAAGGGGCGTTTAGTGAACACGACTCTGTTGGCACGCTTGTTCCTGTTGAAGCAAAGGTTTCTATTGCAGGTGGTGCTGTTCAGCGTAGCGTCGTAGAGACCAATGCGGCAGCTGTTTACATCACGATCCGGATCAACTCACTCTTTAGCATTACAGATGACGGCGCAGCAAAGGGTCGCAACCTGAACTACAAGATCGATGTGCGTGCGGCTGGTGGTCAGTGGGTGACGCGAGTAACTAAAACCCTAACCGGTCAGAAGTGTATCTCGCCTGTTCAAATTCCACACACAATTAGTCTACCCGAAGATGGTGCGCCCTGGGACATCCGCGTAATACGGTCTTCGCCTGATGACGTAGACGATAAGCAGCAGTCCGAGTTCTTCTGGGAAAGCATGACCGTTCTTGTTGCAGGTCGATACACGTATCCACACACTGCCGCTATTGCGCTTGAGATCGACGCGGAAGAAGTTCCGGGCTCTTTACCGCAGACATCATTCATGGTGCGCGGCCGTGAGGTTGAAATCCCATCGAATTACGACCCAGTAACGCGCGCATATGTCGGTATCTGGAATGGCCTTTTCCAGATTGGCGTCACTTCAAACCCGGCTTGGATGTTCCGCGACATGATCGTGAACGACCGGTTTGGTCTGGGTGAGTTCGTATCTGAAAGCTCAGTCAACAAGTGGACGCTTTATACGATTGCGCGCCACTGTGACGAGCTTGTTCAAACTGGCTACAAAGATACCGGTGGCTCTGATATTATGGAGCCACGTTACACTTTCAACGGTGTGATCCGTGACAAGAAAGAGGCGATGTTTGCGCTTCAAATGATGACGCAATCATGGCGTGGTATGGGTTACTGGTCGCTCGGTCAGGTTTTCGCAACCGCCGACATGCCTTCAGATCCTGTGAAGCTTGTATCTCCGGCCAATGTTATCGGCGGCAGTTTCTCTTATAGCTCAACAGCCACCAAGGCGCGTCACTCTGTTGTCATGGTGACATGGAAAGATCCTTCCAACTTCTACCGAAATGCTACGGAAGCGGTGATCGATGATGAAATGGTGCGTCGCTTTGGTTGGCGCGAGAAGAGTATCTCGCTCGACGGATGCACAAGTCGGGGTCAAGCGCGTCGGCATGGTCGCTGGGTATTGGACGTTGAGCGGTATGAGACCGAGACCGTCACCTACAACGCCAGCCTTGACCATATGGACGCCGCTATAGGCGAGATCGTATCTGTCGCAGATCCGCGCAAAGCAGCCGCACGTCTTGGTGGTCGCGTTGTGCAGCAAACAGATACGGAAATTATGCTGGACGCAGCGTTCACTCCGGCTATCGGTGAGACGTATAAAGTCACATGGACTGGACCAGACGGTAAGCTATACACGCGAGACGTGGAGAGCTGGGCGGATGGCAATACCAAAGCGGTAACTTTGAGCGTGCCGTTGGCGGAGCGCGCGGTTCAAAACGCTACATACGTGATCGTCGGAACAGATGTTGAGCCGCGCTCTTATCGGATATTAGGCATCAAAGAGGTTGAGCCTGAAGTGTTCGCGGTGACTGCGCTATTTCACGATCCTCTGAAATACCAGCGTGTTGAGCGTGGCATTGTTTTTGAGCCTATCGAATACACACGCGGACAGCGCGCACCAGACGCACCAACCAATTTGATTGCCTTGGAGACCAACTACATCGAGGCAGGCGTGCAGCGCTCTCGTATCACAGTGTCATGGACACCTCCTATCAATGTGGTGGTGCGAAGCTTCGTTGTTCGAGTTTCTACGCCAAATGGCGAAGAGATTGTCATGTCGCCAACGGAGACGAACACGGTTGAGTTCGAAACTCCAATTTTAGGCGAACACACCTTCGATATTCGGACTATGAACAATAACGGCGTCACATCGGAAGCCGCTTTGATCACCGTTACAGCAAGTGGTCCAACGGCGATGGGTAAGCCTGCTATTACTACGATCATTTTGGAGAACGGCACAGCTGGTGTTTATCAGGCGCGCGAAGCCACTGTGAAGTGGTCAAACCTGTTTCCTTCGTCCGCATCACTGACGCTTCCTTCGGCCGTAGCGTCTGAGAACACACCGGGGCGTTTCAGTCACTCTATCGTAGAGGTGCGCCGAAACGACAACGATGTTCTGTTGCGCACAGACCGGATCACTTCGGACAGATACACATACACCCTTCAGCAGAATGTAGCGGATAACTTGGCAGCAAGCGGCGCCGGGCCAACGCGCGCAGTTAAAATTAAGGTTGTCACTTTCGATATTGCCGATACACCTTCGGATCCTGTCGAGATTGTCGTGACAAAGGGGCAGGTGTCTAAGATCACACCGGTTCTGGAGTCTTTCAGCGCCCGGGTTTCTGTTGCTTGGAACCCAAAGCCTCAAGAATACATGGAAGGCGCAAAGGTTTGGATTGAAACAACATCAGGTTTTGATCCTAGCATTACCGCGCCAAAATACGAAGGCGCATCAACGGTTGCCGGTTTCACCTTGATCCCGCTTACCTCGTATTTTGTTCGCGTTGCTGGATATGATCTATTTGGCGCTGACGGTCTGAATTATTCCGACGAGTTTGCGGTGGATACGCTTGCCGACTTTCTAACAGACAACGAAGCCTCGGCGGAGCCAGGCGGCCTATCGCTTTCGTCCGCGGCTCTTATCGAGGGTGGGGCGCGTCTGACGGCGGCATGGAATGCCGTTCCTGATATCGCTCACTACGAAGTTCAGATTAAGCAAGGCGCAGGCAATTTTATCAGCTATCTAACCTCTTCGCTGGAATACATATGGCCTGTGATCTCTGGCCAAACCTATACCGTTTCTGTTCGGGCTGTGAACCGTGTTGGTCGCGCTTCTATTTGGTCAAACGAGGTAGTTCACGTTGCGGCGGTTGACGCGATCGCTCCAGCGACAACTCTGGGTCTTGTCGCCACTGGCGGTTTTGACCTGGTCTGGCTCACATGGGATGCAAACACTGAGCAGGATCTGGATGTTTACCATATCTACGAAAGCGCGACGACAACCCCTCCTGTTTTGGCAACCTCTCCGACATTTATCACCACAACACCATCCTTTATTCGCCAAAACCTAACAGGTGTTGTAACGCGAAACTACTGGGTGCGCGCTGTGGATCTTTCTGGCAACGCAGGCGACTGGAGCTTGATGGTATCGGCCACGACGACGACAGTCTCTTCTGACGTGGCGGATGGCTCTATCACGACCGTAAAGCTTGAAGATGGTGCCGTTACTGCCGCGAAGGTTACAACTGGCGAGCTGCTGACACTTTCGGCTCAGATCAAGAATGCCATTATCACGGATGCAAAGATTGCGAACCTTAGCGCCGCAAAGCTCACAGCCGGCACCGCGCTGACATCATCGCTGACAGTGGACGGAACAGCGCTGTCAACTATCCAAACGCAGGCGGGTGATCCCGCGGCGCGTGTCAATGCGGCATCCACACAGATCGACCCTGGCAAAATTTTGATCTCAGGCACAACCAGCCTATCAGACTGGCGCACGGGCGGTGATGAGACAAAGATCAACGGCGGCGCCGTTGCGGCAAACACCATCGCGGCAAACGCGCTTCAGATCGGCTCTCGAAACCTGTCAGTCAAAGGAATTGAGTTCGAGTTCAACTCTCCCGGCACAAATGAGGTCAGCTGGACCGCAGGATCTATCGTCTATCAAGACGACGCCGGGGTTGCTATCGAGACGGCAATCGCGTCCGGATCTGTTCTTTGGGCATCCGGCACGCTTTATATCTGCTGGGACAAAGGCGGCGCGACGCTTGTTACAACGACAACACCAGGCGGCGCGTTGACCACCGACAGGGTTATTTTGGCGACATACGAGGGCGCTTCCGAGCTGCAAGCGAACTATGGCCGAACAGTTATTGACGGGTCTGGTATCAAGACGGGTAGCGTCACGGCTGACCGTATGAGCGTCTCAAGCCTTTCTGCCGTCTCTGGCGTAATCGGCACCCTGGCGAGCGCGGTGAGTGGCGAGCGTATCGTGATCGAGACTGACAAAATCAGCGTCTACGACGCAACCGACACGCTTCGGGTTAGAATTGGAAACCTTACCTGATGTCTTACG